AACTATATGACTTCTCACGGAAAAAAGCAGATCAAAGAAAGCAATATGGAACCAGTCGATAACATTGTTTATTCAAAGTTTGTTGACAGGTTCAATGATAGATACAATTCTTTAAATGAAAATCAAATTAATCTTTTAAGCAAGTTGGCTACCTCTGTTGATCAAGAGGCAATGCTTCAATTTAATGTTTTTCTTAATGATGAGATCGGCAGAATCAAAGAGGCGCTCAATACTCATATGGCTTCCGATGATCAACCAGAGACAATCAGTGAAAAGATTGGTCAAGTTTTAGAAAAGCTAGAAGACATGAAGAAACAAAGATTAGATGATGACTCTTTGGTGACTATCTTAAAAGTACAAGAGTTGGTTCAGGAGTTAGAAACAAATGGCGATTAATGTAAAGATCGAGAGGGAAGAAGATCAGAGTGGTGAGATCAAAGTTAAGATCGTCCCATCAAATCCTGATTTAAAACCAAGAACAATTGAACTTGTTGCAAGACGAGCAGTTGACGGTAAGATTATGGTTTTTGATCACAACCTTATCGATGTTGTAATCGCACCAGAGGAAGGCAAGATTACTACTTTTTCTAAATCAAATCAAAACGACCTTGCTTACGAGGCACAAGACAGGCTCTTTAGACTTATGCAGTCTAAGGGTTTGATTATGCCTGAGAGCGTAAAGTCTGGAAATATCTATGGATCACTCGAAGCTTCTTACCCAACAGAAAGCAAATATGCAGACACAACTAATGTAGCTTTATATTTGGTCCATGAGTTTATGCAAGACGAAGGCAAGTTCTTGCAATTGAAAGCAGATGTTGAAAGAGAAGAAGAAGCAAGACTCTTTGATCCTGACGCCGCAGACTCAACAGAACTTGGAGAGGTTCCGCACGAAGAAAGAAAAGGAACTCAAGGGGTCATTGACTACTATCCTGCCTATTACTACGGCTCACTTTACGAATAAGAGGCTAAATGGATCTTGTTTACTTTATTCTCACCGCATACGGCTTAACACAAATCTTAGTGTATGGCTCTATATTTAACCCAATCAGACCAAAAGAAGGCAAGCTAGGAGAACTATTCCGCTGTGCTATGTGTATGGGGTTCTGGGTAGGGGTGTTTTTGTTTGGTATAAACGCTTTTACAGAACTATTTACGTTTGAGTATAATTATGCAAATTTGCTCGTTTTGGGCTGTCTTTCGTCGGGCACATCGTATGTCCTGAATATGGTCTTTGGTGATGAAGGTATAAAAATCGATGGAGGTAAAAAATGAAAAAGTGGAGACTACAACCAGTCAGAAGATGCTGTAAAGGATCCTAACTCGTGCGGCTAACGGCCGCACTAGTTTTTTGCCCACAAGGAATATCAATTAATGAAAAATCGCTTAACAAAAGGTCAATTAGAAAATTTAGTGAGACAACAATTGACGGATGAAGTCCGTCGACAGATTGATGAAGGCGTTTGGGACTCGATTAAATATGGAATTGCGAAACTTGGTAGCCTTGAAGCTAGTGGGAAACTGCTTGGTAAAGATAAGGCTAGAAAAGCGGCGCAAGATAAATTAGAAACAGCTTTAGATAAGCACTCCAACAAAGCTGTTAAGGATTTGATTGATGCCATCAAAGCTGACGAAGACACAAAAGAATTTCCAAATATGAAAGACCAGTTTGCTTTCCAAAGCGCTTTGGCTTCTATTTTAGTTTATTATGATTCCCTGAAAGCAAGCGTAGAAAAATATCAGCCCGGAAAAGAGGAGCAACCAGAAGGGGCAATGTCTCCAGAAGCAGCGAATGCAATTGTTGAGGTTCTCCACCAATATCTTGTTAATGTGATGGATAATAAGTTGTCCGATGTCTATAAACACTTCAAAGAGAGTTTAGAGCAGGAGGGGTATACTCTTGCTGAAATGCTAGCCGAGCAGGATGAAGAACCAGAGGAGCAATTCTACGACAAGAAATCAACGGCTATGGCTGGTCTTGAAAGTAATTTCTTACCAGCAGCACTTAGTTTGCTAGGTGGTGCTGCTTATACAGCAGGTCAAGTTGTTGCTGCTACTGCTCCGCTTATGTATACAAAGGACTTTGTTACAGATCCGGGTAAATTAACTCAAGTCCCCGACGCTACAAAGGAATATTTTAATGCTGTGGTTGATAGCCGTGGCAAAGGTATGTTAAAAACATTTAGTGATTCAGCGTCTGCCTTGTCTGGCGAGACTGTAAGACCAATGGATTTTGCAAAAAGTGTTGATATTATTGCTCAAAAAACAGGAAACAGCCCAGAAGAAGTTATAAAAGACGTTATGGGGACTTTAGGGCGAGAAGAACACAGAGAAGTAAGTGGCGAGTTAAGCACCTTGATGTATAACTATGCTAAAGAAGGTGGAAGCGTAGGGGATGTTGTAAATGCCACGGCAATAAAGCCAGAGTTTGTTGAATTTGCAAAAGAATCAGGGGCATCCGATGCGTTGGTGGCAAAATTTGAAGCCGCTGAAAAAGCAGCAGCCGCTGCAAAAGCTGCTGCAAAACAAGCAGCAAGTTCTGCCGCATCAGATGCTGTAACGTCCTTACCAGATGCAGATGATGTTGCAGGTGCAGCCAAAGATGTTACAAAGCAAGCAGCAGCTACTGCCGCTGATTCACCAGATGAAATCCCCGCTAGCATGGCGAAGGCAATGAAAGATCAGGCTAGAGGAAGTTCTACTTACCTTGGCGCAAAAGAATTCAGTGCGGCAGAAAGGGCGGCGGCTAAAGAAGAGTTCGTGAAACAAAAAGGAACTTTTAATGATTATTTTAATAATTTTAAAGCAAACAACCCAGAAGAATTCGAAAAAATGAAGAAGGGCGCATTTGGACCCGGACAGACTTTGAAGAGGCGGTATAGGATAGAGTTTAATAATTTCTTGATGAAGCCATTTATGAAGAAGATCAAAGAGGCAGCAGCCACAGCAGCCCTTGGATCTGGTGCTGTAAAACATGCCGGATTTACACTTCTCGGTATGGAGCCGGGGGGTGCAGTAATGAACTTAGCTGGTAAAATAGCTACATCTGCTGCAAAGACAGCGATTAAACAAGGAGCCGTAACTGCTGGCACACAAGCCGCCGCTTTGGTTCCCGGTCTTGGGGCTATTTTAGCACCAATGGGTATCACTGTTGCGAGTGGTGGTCTGGCTATTAAATTATTAAGAATGAAGGGAAAGAAGTCTTCTAGGGTAGCAGATCTACAAACTGCAAGAGATTATATTAAAAAATTTGCAGTAGAAGACCCAGTGCTTGATCCAGAACCAGAAGAAGGCGGAGAAGAAGGACCGGGAGCAGGAGTATATGAAGAAGGTAGCGCTTGCGAACAATTGGTTCAGCCTGTAAGGGATCTCGATCTTAAAGTTGGGGATATCTTTACATATACCACCTCAAAAGGCGTGGAAAAACAAGCTATGGTTGTCGCTGTCGAGGGTATGAAACAAATTGATGGCTGGCGTGGTGGCGAAATAAAGACAGTTGGCGATGTTATTGACTATGAAAAGCAATGTGAGGCTAACGGCGGAAGGTATATCCAAGGACCAGCTTTTATAAGTTTTAATATGGAAACTGGGATGAGAATGGAGGAACAAACTCTTGACGAGAAAGGAGCCACTAAGAGAACAATCAAAATCAGGAACATAGGTGAGAACGTTACGGCAGCGTCCCTGAACTACATTTATAATCCAAAAGGTAAAAAAACACCGAAAGGGGATAAAAGCGTTTCCCCCGCTGCAAAAGTCCCAGAGGGCTACGAAGCTAGATTAAATATAAAAGATGTTATACGATCTGATAAAGTGTTTAAACAGTTTTTGAAATCCTATACGGATCAATTGGTCACCTCAAAAGACAGGGATCAAAAAGTAAAAGACTGGGAAAATGTAATGGTGCCCGAACTAAAGAGAAGAAGGGGTATGTCGGATGAAAAACCAAAGGATGAAAAGCCGCAAGCAGATGAGCCAAAAGGTAAAGATCAGGTAGGCAAGACTTCTGGAACTCCATCTGGAAAGTCTGCACTTGCTGGAGGCACTAGTCTCGATGATCTTCTTGGTGTTAAGTCTGGCATCAAGAATCAAAAGGGTGGATCTAAAAAGAAAGTTAGACCACCAACGGATGCTGGCACTATGAAACGTAGAAGAAAAACAAGAGGTGGCAGGGCACTTGAGGAGCAAGATAATCTTCAAGAGACTTTAGATCGCTGGGCAAAGATTGCTGGTATTATCAAGGAGAGTAAAAATGACTAAGAAAGTTCTTTTAAGAGAATTCTATGAGCTTTGTAAAGATGGCTTATGCCAAGATCTTTTAACAGAAGCAGAAAAAGCTGAAGTAGCAAATGGCGCTATGTACCTAACAGGTCGCATGCAAACTGCCGAGGTTAAGAACGGAAACGGCAGAAGATACAGTAGAAGAATTTTAGAAAGAGAAATTAGAAATTATATCGATATTGTTAGGGACCGCAGAGCACTAGGTGAATTAGATCACCCAGAAGATTCTGTTGTTAACCTTAAGAACGCTTCCCATATGGTTACTGATGTCTGGTGGGATGGCAATGATGTTATGGGCAAGGTAAAGGTCCTGCCTACTGATGCTGGAAACACTCTCCGTGCTCTTGTTGAAGGTGGTGTAAAAGTCGGTATCTCCTCTAGAGGTCTAGGGACAGTTACAGAAACAGATGGCGTTACAGAAGTTAATGATGACTTTCAGTTGATTTGTTTTGATTTTGTTTCGGAACCATCAACACCCGGAGCTTTTATGTTGCGAGAAGCAAAAGAAAGCGATTTAAATAATTTTACAAAAGAAGATAAACTAAACAGACTTCTTAATGATATACTCTATTAGAGAGGTAAATATGAAAGTTGAAAAATTTAAAAGCTTAATTAAAGAAAGTATTAAAGAAGTGCTTATTGAAGATGGTTTTCTAAAGGAAGCTATAGCTTCTGCGATCAATGAGACACATCAAGTTAGCGCAGAAGCAATGACAGAAGCAATGAGTCAAGTTCACCAATTAAGAGCTAACTTAGGTTCGAGCATAGCCGACCAAAATCTTGAAGACTTTCACGAACAAACAGAAGAGCATCAGCAAAGAGCACAAAAAAATGTGCAAAAAATGCAAGAATTACGTAATAGAATGATGGAATCTATTGGTAAAAGCTCTTATAAGGACCTATATAATCTTGAAGGGGTTGATTTTTTCGAGGGAACAACGCCTTTAAGCAGAGCAGGTGTTCCGAATGAAGGTCCATCATCGCAAGGACCGTTATCTGGCGTAGATCCAGATGATGCTGGGGTTGCAATTGATTCCCTTTTAGGAAACAAAAAGCTTTGGGAACAGTTGATAAAAAAGTAGAGGATTAGATGCCAGTTAATGTAGAGGTTAAGCCGAGACCAAATGAATCGATTGAAAGAATGATAAAGAGATTTAACAAGAAAGTTAAAAGGTCTGGTATTCTCGAAGAGGTTAGAAATAGAAGGTTTCATGAAAAGCCCTCTAAAATTAAAAGACTTAAAAAACAAAGGGCAAAACGACTTGCTAGAAAAGCCCAAAGAGAATATGAAGCAAGATTTAAAGACTAGGAGAATTAATCATGTCAACTAATGCAGGGGTAATTACACACCCAAAAGATACAGCTTACCGCTATAGACAAGGGTTGGGTAATGCTGCCGCTTATCAAGTTTCAGGGCACCCTTTTATTACAGGATCGACATCTATAGATAACAATAAGCAAGTTCAAGTGGTTTTTCCACAAGTAGCTAAGTCTGTTACAGTTATTAACAGAGCCGATGTGGAACTTTATGTATACTTCACTGATGGCACAGCAAACACTGGCGCTGGAGGTGCTCTTGATTTAAGTCATACAGAAGCAGTTTTGGCGGGTCAACATTATATCAGCTTAGATAATAAAAAAGATTCAATTACATTTGATACTAAATGCAAAGAAATATACATTGCTAATAAGTCTGGCGGCAACGGCGGTGCTTTTCAAGTTCTAGCTGAACTAACCAGCATTCATCCAAATGATATGTATGCGCTTTCTGGTTCTGGATTGACTGATGTTGATACAGCGGCTGACTTTAGAACTAAAACTGTATAGGAGATTTAAAAAATGGGTAGATTTAGTGCAAGCAATAGTAATCCACCGTTCATCAAAGCGACAAAAGGTGTTCAGTCGGACCCTGTTGTTGTAACGTCAACCGCTGATGGAACTGGCACAGGTCAGATACCAGCTAACGCCAGCATCGTTTCTGCCGCTGCCGGAACACCGGGGGAAGGACAAGATGCAGACGATTTCATCATTACACTTCCGGAATATGTGGGTGGGAACGAGATTTTAATTTCTGTCGGTGCTGTTATGGAACTCCGAGCACCAGTCATTTCTGGTCAGGCTACTTCAATTAACGGAGTGGCTGTTGATAATGGGTCTGCCCAGCAAAAAGAACTAGCATTATCAGCGAGCACTGTCTATCGTTGTATCGCAATGGGACAATTTAATTGGACCGTCACCGCTATTGCAGCAAACGGCGGCGTTTCCGGAGGCGGAACACCAGACTAAAATATTTCAAAAAAATCCTTCCAAACTTCAATATCAGAACTATTTATATACGAACTGCAAGGGATTGCAGTTCACTCCTTTCGGGGTAATTCTAACTTTTAACTTAAAATTTAAATTCATAGACCTGAAAGGCGGTTTAGACCGTCTTTTTTTATACATAGGTCTATGATGGAGGATAATAACTATGGCTACTCAAATGAGTAATTTCGGGCTTATCTTTGATCAGGTAACCGGTTCCGCACCGGGGCACTCTTCAGGCGCAGCCCAATTGTATGCTAGCTCTTCTACTGATGAATCGGGTAATACCAAGCTTTTCATGAAAGATGGTGCTGGTAATGAAATTCCACTCGGTGGTTCTTTCAAATTGGAAGACGGCGATGGAACAGAGCTTCCTATTTCTGGTGGTGCTCAACTAAAATTTGTAGAGGGTAACGGTGGTGTCGATATCAACTGGACTGATGTTTCCCACGGTATCGATGGTGATGAATATGACCTTACCTTTACACTTGATCTTAATGGTGTTAATGCAGCCGCTGTTGACGTTGCAAATGATAGCATTGCTATCATCGATGCAAATGACGGCAATGCAACTAAAAAAGAATCAATCGCTGATCTTGTTGGCTTCATGGCTGGAACTGTAACAGCTACCGGTCTTTCTGATTCTTCTGGTGTTCTTAGTCTTGATATCAACAACTTAACTGGCGAAAGCACACCAGCAGATGCTGACCTTTTGGCAGTATATGACGCCGATGCAGGTGCTCTTCGCAAGATGACTCGTGCTGAATTCATCGAAGGTGCTGCTCTTGATGGTATTAATATCGACGGTGGTGCGATTGACGGAACTCCAATTGGAGCAAACTCTGCCAATGCCGGTACATTCACAACTCTTGTTGCAAACGGAAACGTCGATCTTGGTGATGCAACCAGTGATACTATTACTGCTACTGGTCGCTTTGACTCTGACCTTGTGCCTTCGACTGATAGTGCTCGTGCTCTCGGAACATCGGCACTTCAATGGTCTGCCGCCCATGTTGACGTTGGACACATTGACCAACTTGGTTCTGCACTTGATGCAAACAACCAAGCGATCACAAACATTAATGTTGATGGTGGCGCAATCGATGGAACAGTGATCGGTGCTAACAGCGCAGCCGCTGGAACATTTGCTGCAATGGTTGCAACAAGTGCGGTTGTTAACGGTAACTCTGCATTATCTGGAACACTTCATGTTACTGGAAACTCTCAACTCCAAGGAACTCTTGAGCAAAAGGGTGCTGCTTCTTTTGAGGCTGCTATCACTGCACAGGATGCTTTGTCTGTTGCTGGTAAGCTTTCTGGTTCAAACGGTATTTACATTTCTGGTGATTCTTCTTTCGGTGACGTTTTAGTTCGTGGAGAGCTTCAAGTTCAAGGCGCAATTAACACAGTCACAAACCATGAGACCGAACTTCACATTGCAGATAAAGTAATTCTTATTGCTAGCGGAACTAGCAAAAACGATGGTGCCGCTGCTCTCGGCGCACTTGACGGTGGTGGTGTTTATCTTGGATCCACAGGATCACTTGCTGTTGCATCTCTTAGATGGGACGCTCAAGAAGACCGCTGGCACACTGATGAAAGTTTCCACGTTTCTGGAGCAATGCTTGTAGGTGGTGCTTCAAGCCTCAACGGTGCAGTAACACTTGGTGACGCTACTGGCGATGACATTACTTTTTCTGGACGTGTCGCTTCCAGTATCGATCCTAAAGCTGATAACACTCATGACTTAGGTGATGCAAGTCTTCAGTGGAAAGATCTTTATGTTAATGGAATCGGATACATCGACCAACTTGGTACAGACGCAGATCCTTCTGCTGCATATATCAGTTCTGGTGAAATTGATGGAACAGTGATTGGTGGAGAATCCGCTGCTGCTGGTACATTCACAGATCTTGTTGCAGGTGGAAATGTTGACCTTGGTGATGCAACCAGTGATACTATTACTGCTACTGGTCGTTTTGATTCCGACCTTGTGCCTTCGACTGACAGTGCTCGTGCTCTTGGTAGTTCTGCACTTCAATGGTCTGCTGCTCACGTTGATGTTGGACACATTGATCAACTTGGTTCTGCTCTTGATGCAAATAACCAAGCAATCACAAACATCAATGTTGATGGTGGTGCAATCGACGGGACAGTGATTGGTGCCAACAGCGCCGCTGCTGGAACATTTGCTGCAATGGTTGCAACAAGTGCTGTTGTTAACGGCAACTCTGCACTCTCTGGGACACTTCATGTGACTGGAAACTCACAACTTCAAGGAACTCTTGAAGCGAAAGGTGCTGCTTCTTTTGAAGCCGCAATCACTGCTCAGGATGCTTTGACTGTTGCTGGTAAACTTTCTGGTTCTAATGGTTTAGCGTTAACTGGTGATGCACTCTTTAATGACACTGTTACTATCGGTGCTGGTGCAGCAGCAGACACTAAACTTGTTTTCGACGGAAACGCTGCTGACTTCTATGTGGGTCTAGACGATTCCGCAGACAAGTTGTTGATTGGTCTCGGTTCCGCTGTTGGAACTACGCCAAACTTAACACTTGAATCTGCTAGCCGTGACGTTACAGTTCATGGAGATCTTACAGTTGCTGGAGACGGAATCAAGCACAGTGGTGGTAATGAGATGATTACTCTTGCTGCTAATGGAGTTGGTTTTGCTGGTGGATACGGTGGCGGAGGTACCTCCATCGGTGCAGATGGTACTATCAACGCAGACAGCAATCTCAACCTTGGTGCAGACGGATCTGGTGCATCTATCATCGCTTACGGTGCTGCCGCCAATGAGAGGTTTATGTATGACAATGCAAATCACGTTATCAATTTCCGCAATAGCTCTGGTGCAACAATGTTGAACCTCGGTGGTGATTCTGATAGTGAATTTGCCCTTGATGTAGCTGACGGATCGAACAACATCAACAAGGTTCGTGCTGCTGCATTTGTTACCTACTCGGATGAAAGTCTCAAGGAAGACATTAGCTCCATGGCTAGCACTGCCCTTGATACTGTTATGTCCCTTGAAGGTGTTGAGTTCACTTGGAAGAATTCTGGTGAAAGAGACTTCGGTTTCATCGCTCAAGACGTTCAGAAAGTCGTTCCAAAAGCAGTTCACACTGCCCAAGACGGCGTTCAGGGGGTTGACTACTCAAGACTTACTTCTGTTCTCGTTGAGGCTGTAAAGGCTCAACAGGTTCAGATCGAAGACTTGAAGAAAGTTATCTCAAACCTTAAGAAGTAATTCTTAGACTGGGCTTGGGGGTTTTCGGACCCTCAAGTCCTTTTTTATTTATTATGAAGAAATCAATCAAAACCACAAAAGATATACTTGAATTGGTGTCTCACATCGATCCTACCTTTCGTCAAGAAGGCAATATATTCTATGCTGAAAAAGCCTTTATGATTAATACTGTGATAAAATGGTGTTTCAATAAAATCGAAACTGGTGCTATGAAAACTAACGAAATGAGTTTTTATTTAGACGCAATTGTATCATACGCACAAGGCAATTCTGGTATGTGTTGGGATGAAAACGGCAATCTAGTTATCTTTTAGCGTTTTTTTGGTGTTTTAGCCTTTTAATATACTATTTATTACTGATAAAATGTCTCTATTTACAGATAGCAGGAGAAACAAAACATGTCTGATATGCTAAAACAAGCAATTATTGATGCGAACGCCCTCAAAGAAGCGGCAATTAAGAACGCAGAAACCTTGGTTATCGAGAAGTATTCCAATGAAATTAAAGATACCATCGATAAACTCTTGTCAGAAGAGGAAGCAATGGCAATGGGCGCAGAAACTACCGCCACAATTGAGCCGACGACAACTTCTGTTGTTAATGATCTACCATCTTCCGTTACTAATGATGATAATAAGATCGTCAGCTTAGATCTAGCGGCACTTGCAAAGAAAATTGATGCAGACGATGCAGAGGAACCAGAAGGTTCAGAAATGCGTGACAGAGATGAAATTGCAGACGATATCGCAGTCGGCGCAGAGGATGACTTAGGTGCCGATCTTGACGCCCTAGAAGAAGAAATCGATATTGATGAGGAAGCATTAAAAGAAGTTATCGATTCTCTTTTAGATGAGAAAGTCACAGTTGATCTTGAGCCACAAAAATCAGGATGGATTGAGGATGATCCAAACCCAGCCGAGGTAGAATTAGAGGCTGAAGCTGCTGCTGCACATTTAGACGAAGACGAAGAAGAAACAATTGACGAAGAAAAAGAAGAATTGAAAGAAGCTGTTTCTACTTTGCAAAAATCATTTGAAGTCCTTAAGGACACTAACACAAAATATGAGCATGCAATTGTAAGTTTAAAAGAATCACTCGATGAAATGGGTATTCAAAACGCACGATTGCTATACTCAAATAAGGCTTTAACCAGCAACTCACTGAATGGGCGACAAAAAGATAAAATTGTCGAAGCTATTTCAAAAGCCGTTACCGTTGAAGAAGCGAAGGTTATCTACGAAACTCTTCAAGGGACAGTGGGAGGAGAAGCAAAAACAAAAACTTCAACTCCAAATTCACTAACCGAAGCAGTCGCAAGACGCTCTTCAACACTCGTATCTCATACGGACGAGAAGCCACAAGCTGATCCCCGTTTGGATAGGATGAAAAGATTAGCAGGCTTAAATTAGTTTTGCTTACAAATTTTATTTTTAAATTAATAGGAGATATTAAAAATGTCAGTTTTAGATAAATTAACAGAAGGCATCGTTAACCGTGATCTCCAGAAAGAAGGTGCAGCCCTCCTTAATAAGTGGGAAAAAACCGGACTTCTTGAAGGATTAGGTAGCGATAGCCAAAAGAATGGAATGGCACGTTTGCTTGAAAACCAAGCAAAAGAGCTTCTCCGTGAGGCATCCAGCATTTCTGGTGGTGATGTCGAGGGTTTTGCAGCAGTTGCATTCCCTATCGTTCGTCGTGTATTCGGTGGACTTATTGCAAATGACCTTGTGTCGGTTCAGCCAATGAGCCTTCCATCTGGTCTCATTTTCTTCCTTGACTTCCAACACAACAACGCCTCTAAAGGCGGGTTGGCTTTAACGCCACAATCGGAAGACACTTCCCTTTATGGTGGTGGTCGTTTAGGACAGCAAATCACTGGTGGTGTTGATCTTTCCGGTGTTAACGCTGAACTTGGTCCTTACGCACTTAACAATGGTTATGCTTCCCCAACCAGTTCCTTAACAGCAGTTACTCTTACATCTGTTGCTTCCGGAACCTTCGGTGGAGCTAGAGCCAATGAAGATGTTATGATCCCCGGTGGTTGTGATACCCAAGCAGAATTTGATAAACTTTGCCGTTTTGACCCAGATTTCACTTCTGGCTCTACAAACGTTTTTGTTGCTAGAATTGCTACTAGTGATTTTAGTAATCTTAACAAAGACAATCTTCAGAGTATTGTTCTTTATGGTGGAGATAACGGTGCCGAGGCGCTTGATGGCGTAAATGGCGGAGTCACACCTTCTGGTTCTTTCAGGCAAATTCGTCGTTTGACTTCTTTTTCCGGTTCTGCTAGGGATAACATTAATGTTTACTTTGCAACCGATGGGGTTGATGCTGCTGACGCCGTGACTGCTATTGATGGTGAATATCTTACACTTCACGCACAGTACGCACTTGCAGATGATTTCAGCGGAACACCTGCTGCCTCTGCTAATGAAGCGCTTGGTGCAGTTGTCGGTGCCGCTGGTGGTCTTGATCTCGAATTGGAAGAAGTTATTCCAGAAATCGACATCAAGGTTGACTCGATCAGCGTAACTGCGAACACCAAGAAGCTCAAGGCTAAGTGGACACCAGAATTGGGACAAGATCTCAATGCTTATCACAACCTTGATGCAGAAGTTGAGCTTACAAGCATTCTTTCTGAGCAAATCGCTCTTGAGATTGATAGAGAAATTCTTGAAGATCTTATTAAAGGTGCAACAGCAGACACTCTCTACTGGTCACGTCGTCCGGGTAAATTCTTGGATCGCAGAACTGGTCTTCCAATCGGATCCGGACTTTCCAACGAATCACTCCTCGGTGCTGATTTCACCGGAACTGTTTCTGAATGGTATGAGACTTTAATTGAGACAATCAATGATGTTTCTGCTCAAATCCACAGAAAGACACTTCGTGGTGGTGCAAACTTTGTTGTTTGTTCTCCAGAGGTTGCTAACATCCTTGAATTCACTGCTGGGTTCCGTGCTAATGTCACTGCTGATTCCGATAAGGGAACAGTTGGTGCCGTTAATGTTGGATCATTGAGCAAGAAATGGGATGTTTATGTTGACCCATACTTCCCACGTAATGTTATTCTTGCTGGACGTAAGGGTGGATCGTTCCTTGAGAGCGGATATGTTTACGCTCCATACGTCCCACTTCAGGTAACTCCAACTATCTTCGGTGTAGAGGACTTTGTTCCTCGTAAGGGTGTCATGACCCGTTACGCTAAGAAGATGGTTAGACCTGATATGTATGGTCTTGTTATCTGTGCTGACCTCAACGGTTAATAGCATTAGCTAACTAAATTGAAGCCCTACCTTGGAATTCTTCTGAGGTAGGGTTTTTTGTTTTGTGACAAACTATTTATTAAGAGGGGATCTATACAATGTCTAAACCTACTTTAACACCTGATAGCAAAACTAGTTCTGTTGTTCTTCCAATAACGGGAACACTAACAAATGTTGACTCCACTGCAAACCCGTTGCCTTTTGGTGTATACACCAGACACGATTTTGAAGAGCAGTCTAGAGAAGATTTTGTATCTGGCGCTGTTGACCAAGTTGCATATGTATACAAGAAGCTCGGCGGTGATGTTTTAGACATAGAAATCACAGAATATCAGGTTTATGCTGCTTATGAAGAAGCAGTTTTAGAATATTCCTATATTGTTAACCTTCATCAGACAAAAAATGCGCTTGGAAGCTCCCTCGGGGATATGACTGGCTCATTTGATGAAGATGGCGAACTAAGGGCAGCACAAGGCGCTGATGGTGCGGATTTATCTTCAAGCCTTGGTGGTCAAAGAGTCGAATTAGCTTATCCTAAATTTGATATATCATTCGAAAAAAGAGTAGGGGACAGAGCGGCAACTGAAGCAAATCTTGGGGGTTCACAGCCGATATACTCAGCGTCAATTGAAACGGTAGCAGAGCAGCAAGATTATGATGTTCAGGCACTTATCTACAGTGCTTCAACATCTGACTCTACTGTTCCTTACTACGGAACATTAAGTGATTCTGGCAATGGTAAGAAAAAAATTAATATTAAAAAAGTATTCTATAAAACGCCTCATGCCATGTGGAGATTTTATGGTGTTTATGGTGGCTTAAACGCAGTTGGCAATTTGTCAACCTATGGTCAGTTTGCAGATGAATCAACTTTTGAAATTGTTCCAACTTGGCAAAACAAATCCCAAGCAAAACAGTATGAGGATCATTTATACACAAGATTATCTCATTATTCATACGAATTGAGAAATAACATGTTAAGGCTTTTTCCGGAACCCCGAGACCACAGCCCAGATAATTTTTGGGTTGAATTTACTGTTGACGAAGAGGCTTGGACAGAGCAAGATGATAGAAAAGTGGGTGTGAGAGGTATCAACAACATGAACACCATGCCTTTTGCGAATATTCCTTTTAATAATATTAATTCCATAGGTAAGCAATGGATTAGAAGATTTGCCTTGGCTCTTTCAAAAGAGATGCTAGGTCTCATTAGGTCAAAATTTGGATCGATCCCCATTCCGGGCAACGATATAACCTTAAATGGTTCTGATTTGGTCTCGCAGGCAAAAGATGAACAAGAAAAACTACGTGAAGAACTAAAAACAACGCTTGATGAACTTACATATCAAAAATTAGCAGAGTCCAATGCTGCAATCGTTGATTCCTCTGGCAAGACACTTCAAGGTGTGCCATTGCCGATACATGTGGGGTAATTTAAATGACAGATAAAAAATGGCAACAACCAACTGCTCCCCCTCCTCCTCTTTTCACAGGAAAGAAAGAGAGAGATCTTGTAAAACAAGTTAATGATGAGCTAATAGAAAAAGTTATTGGGCAACAAATAGTTTATTATCCGATAAGCCTAGAACATACTAATTTTCACCCCCTTTATGGAGAGGCAGTTAAAAAAACATTCCTGCCACCAGTTAGAGTTTATGCTCTTGTAGAATGGGAGGGCGAGACAACTACGACTGACCCAACAATTGACCGCAAATCCTCAATTACTGTGCATTTTCATAAAAGAAGACTGACTGAGGATCAAGATCTCTTTGTGCGGGAAGGTGATTTTGTGTATTATGGGTCTTTTTATTATGAGATAGTAACCCTAAACCAGCCAAAAGAATTATTTGGACAAACAGACCATAAAGTTGAGATATCTGCTAAATGCATAAGAGCAAGAAAAGGTCTTTTTGATGCGAGGTAAGAATGAGTTTTAGCGACCCAGAAGGTTTACAACAAGAGATTTTTATACTTCCATCATCTATGGAAACAGTAGATTTTTCTGTTTATGACAAGGTTAATGATGCATTTAATTTGCATGCGAACACTAATGAGGGGTTCAAGAAGGTACCTGTAATCTGGGTTACTGCGGAAAGGTCTTTTCAAATAAAGAAAAACAAAGAATTACGTGATTTGGAAGGCACACTAGTATATCCTATTATATATATCGAGCGAACGGCGACAACGAAGGATCCGACCCAAAAAGGGGTCTTTCAGGCAAATATACCACCGTCACTCCTGCGTAACGGATATGACGTCCAAGGCGGATCGATAGAAATTGCAAAATTAATCAATCATAAAAAAACTTCAGAGTTTGCAAACGCTGAGTCAAATAGAAGACACAATGGTGTTAGACCAAATTTTGTCCGAAGAAAAACAAACAAGGTTGTGTATAAGACAATTACTATGCCCCAACCTGTTTATGTCTATAATACGTATGAGATAACGATAAAGACAGAATACCAAGAGCAAATGAATGATTTAATAAATCCCTTTATCACAATTCCCGGTCAAATAAACGAGCTAAGATTTCAAAAAGATGGGCACTATTATACGGGATTTGTCGACTCTAATTTCTCTTTTGGAAACAACATTGGCAACTTATCAGAAGAAACTAGAATGTATGAGACCAAAATTACAATTAATGTGATTGGGTATTTGATAGGTCAAGGGATTAATGATAACCAACCTAAAATATCAATTCGGGAGAATGCTGTTGAATTTAAAATGCCTAGAGAAAGGGTTATCATGGGCGACACTATACAACATTCGGACAACGATAATAAAAATAAAGCAGTGGACGATGGTTATAGAGAATAATTTTTGCCTTTGAGCCTATATCACACTATTTATTAAGTGAAAACATTTATGCTTTATACAATTTACATCAGATAGGAGAGCAACGTAATGTCAGCAAAGAAATTTAAGTTTGTATCACCGGGAATTTTCTTAAACGAGGTTGATCAGTCTGTATTACCAAGATTACCACAAGCAGTAGGTCCAGCGATTGTCGGTAGAACAAAAAGGGGACCAGCATTTAGACCAACAAGAATCGATTCTTTTTCGGATTATCTTGAGGTTTTTGGAGAACCAGTCTCTGGTGGTGGCTCTGACGGCGATCAATTTAGAGATGGTGTCCCACAAGGGCCAACATATGCCTCATATGCTGCTCAAGCTTACTTAAGAAATAACGGACCAGTCACTATTGTTCGAACTTTAGGTTCTGAACACCCCAGTAAAGAATCTGGCGGAGAAGCTGGGTATAAAGTGGGAACTGCTGGCGGAGCAGCCTGCGATGACATGACCAAGGGTGGCGCATTCGGTCTTTTTGTTTTCCCATCAGCCTCTGTCTCTACAAATGTAACAGGAACACTTGGAGCCATCTTCTATTTGAATAACGGCTCGCTTGAATTGTCTGGAACAATCAGGGGTGCTAGTGAAGGAGGAGGAAACGAGCTTTCTGGATTACATACGAACGCCAGTGGAACTAACGTTACTATTAAGGCAGACAGTAATCAAAATTTTAAGGCTATTATCAAGTCCTCAACTCAAACCTCCGGACAAGGGAACAGCTTTACATTCAACTTTAATCCGAATGATGATAAATATATTAGAAAGGTGTTCAATACGAATCCCACGCTTACAAATTCTGACGTAACTACGGCAAACTCTCAGGAAGATTATTTCTTGGGTCAATCTTTTGACAGAAAGGTTCAAGATGTTATTGATAAGGGAGAAGGAGGTTCCCAAAACGGAAGACTTTTCGGTATGGTCTTACCTCTTAAAACTAGCAGCCTTAGTGCAGCTAATTATCAAATGGCAGCGAGAGCTTCTCAATCTGGTTGGGTTATCTCCCAAGATTTAAGAAATACTGCTGGTAACAAAACAAACAGTTCCGCAAACGCACAGACGGTTGATTATGAAGGTGCTGATGTTACTAGATTGTTTAAATTTCATTCTCTTTCCGAGGGTGAATGGGAACAAAGAAATCTTAAAATCTCAATTGAGAGAATTAAAGCTTCTGGGGACAACTTTAACAAATATGGAACATTTTCCGTTGTTCTTAGAAAATTAGACGATAATGACAAAGCAATCAAGGTTGTAGAAAGATATGACAACCTAAGCTTAAATCCAAACTCTCCAGACTATATTGCTACAAGAATTGGTGATATGTATGAGGTTTGGGATGACGATAGAAGAAGACTTCAGAATTACGGAACTTATGTTAACAACTCAAAGTTTATCAGAGTCGAAGTAGCTCATGATGTTGAGACTGGGCAAGCAAATCCGGAACTCGTTCCATTTGGGTTCTTTGGACCAGTTACATATAATAGCTTCTCTTTGAATACTACAGATACATTTGGCACCGGAAATGCCGCAACCGCAACAATTACCTTTACTGGTGATGCGACGATTAATGAAACAATCACTATCATATCGACTGACGGCACTTCGAGAACTTATACTGCTAAATCATCAGGTAATGCAGCGGCTGGTACTTATGATTGCAACAGCGGCACCTCAACGTCCGCAACAACACTGGCTGCTGCGATCAATAATAATGATTCTACTGGTCATGCATCAAAAATCACAGCAGTAGCTGATGGTGCTACCGTCACCTTAACACAAGATACTGTGGGCGCAGCCGGAAATACCACCATCACTAGCACTTTGAGTAATGCAACAATTTCAGACTCTGGTGTGTTTGTTGGTGGTGGCGATGTCGAACAAGCAAGTTTCAACGGAGCAGTAATATCAGGATCTTCAGTGGTTGAAGCAGGTTCAGAAAATTGTGCAAATGCCGCACATACATTTACTGGATCGGTCATTCAAGTTTCGCCGCTTTCAGGATCTGGTCTTACTACCGATGATGATACAAATAATTCTGATAATGCTATGCCAATTGGTTTGAAGTGCAAAATTGAATTCGCAAGTCACAAATTGATCGAAAGTTCAGCAGAGTTTGGTTTATCCGACCACAGATTGGTTTATTTCGGGATTGATACAACAAAGTCCGGATCGGCACAATTGGCGTATGATCCATCTAATATTGACCTTGCTTATCCATTGGCTAGCGGTTTCGGAGGATTTACTCCGGGGGGAAATACAACTACATCGTATGTTTTCAGCTTGGATGATGTGAGTGGGTCTTCTAATGCTACCGATGCTGCGAAAAGTATTTACGACAGATTCTATTATGTTTCTGGCTCTAGAGCATTGGGTGAATCAATTACGGCTGCTTCAGGAACTTATAAAGCACTGTTGAGTGCTTTTGAAGATGTTGGCGGCGCAAGATTTACTATGCCTCTCTTTGGTGGTTTTGACGGGTTTGATGTCACAGAAAAAGAGCCTTTTAACCACAGTAGAGCATTGCCAAGCAACGCACAAGAGAAAACAAGTTACGCATATTACTCAGTGAAAAAAGGCATGGATATTCTTGCAGATCCAGAATTTGTAGAAATGAACCTCGCCGCTGCTCCGGGTATTGTTAATCCGAACTTGACGTCACATCTTATTAATATTTGTGAAGAAAGGGGAGATGCGCTAGCTATTATCGACCCAGAAGGTGGCTATAGCCCTAATACTGAGAACACTGAATCTGAGCAGACTAGAACATCAGTAACTGCTGCTAAAGATGTTGCTGATAATATGAAAGCAAGAAATCTTAACTCAAGTTATGGTGCTGCATATTTCCCTTGGGTCCAAATCAGAGATTCAATTCGTGGAAACTTGGTTTTTGTTCCTCCATCAATTGTTGGGCTTGGGGTTCTTGGAGCCTCTGAAGCGAAATCCGCAGTATGGTTTGCACCAGCAGGATTTAATAGAGGTGGCTTGACTGAAGGTGGCGCTGGTGTTAATGTTGTTGGCGTTAGACATAAATTAACTTCAGAGGAAAGAGACAGATTATATGAAAACAGCATTAATCCAATAGCATCTTTCCCAGCAGAAGGAATCGTTGTTTTCGGTCAGAAAACACTGCAAGTAACACCTTCGGCACTTGATAGAATCAATGTTAGAAGATTGTTAATCTTTGTCAAGAAAGGAATGTCAAGAATTTCTGCAACAACACTTTTCCAACAAAATATCTCTGATACTTGGTCTGATTTTAAAGCAAGATCGGAAAGTTTCTTAGGCGGTGTTAAGGCTGGGTTGGGACTAGAGGCTTATAAGGTTGTTCTGGACTCTTCAACTACTACACCAGACTTGGTTGATAGAAATATTATGTATGCGAAGATTTTCATCAAGCCAGCTAAAGCTATAGAATTTATTGCACTTGACTTTATTGTTACTAGCGCTGGTGCAAGTTTTGAGGACTAAAAATAAATAAAATAACTAATTATATTAAATACAAATTAGTATAGGGGATCATAAAAAATGGCAAATAATTTTTGGAGCAACTCAGCTTTAGAACCAAAAAGAGCGTTTAGGTTTTTACTTCAGCTTTCACCTATTGAGAGTTATGTAATTACCAAGGTTAACAGACCTTCTTTTGAGATAGGAGAGTCTGAACACAAATTTATTAATCATACTTTCTACTATCCGGGTAGAGTTACTTGGAATGAAGTAAGTTTCTCTCTGGTTGATGCCGTTATGCCTGATTCTACCGGTATTTTAATGAAGATGCTCATGGCTTCTGGATATAGGTTCCCAACGAATTCAAATGTCACTAGAGCGATTAGCAAGGCTGAAGCTGTTAGTTCTGTCGGGAATGTCATGATTCATGTTCTAGGATCAGGAGATGCAGTTGACCCCTCCAACCCTGAAGCAGAAAAGGTAGAGACTTGGACACTTAAAAATCCGTGGATTAAAAACGTCTCAATGGGCGACTTGGACTATGGTGCTGATGATATTCTATCTATGGACGTGACTTTGAGATACGATTGGGCAACCCTTTCGATTCCAAAGCTCAACAACCAACTTGATCCGGGTCGAAATGCTGGAGGCATCTCGCCTGAGCCGGGAGTTGCAGCAGATGTTCGAGTCACACCAAAAGGTGGTTACGCTCCTATCTTTAAAATACCTGATGGATTAATTAACGGTTCTGAATAATAAAAGACATTTTTATCTTTAACTCATATTTAATGTATGATATAACATTCATATGAAGAGAGGTAAAAATGTCAATCAGAAACAATTCAGATAGAATTAGTCCTAGAGATTTAAATCAGGATTCCCCACTTAATAACAATCAAGAAACAAATCAAACGACTCAGGCACAACCAGATCCACAGGTTGCGCCTATGTCTTTTTCTGCCCCCACAGAATTCGTAGAACTTCCATCCAAGGGTGAATATTACTTAGAGGGGCACCCTCTTCATGGTATTTCGTCAATTGAAATTAAATATATGACAGCAAAGGAAGAAGATATTCTCACATCTAAAACCTTAATGAAGAAAAATCTCACCATTGACCGCCTGCTACAGAGTATCATGGTAGATAAGTCGATTAATCCTGACGATCTCCTAACAGGGGATAAAAATGCCCTTATCATTTCAGCAAGAATTACTGGATACGGATCAAATTATTCAACTGGAATTACTTGTCCTGCCTGTACGGCTCAAAATGTTTACAGCATTGATCTAAACGATGCTCTAGAGTCTTTTGACTTAGAAGACGCCATCACTGATGATGTTAAAAAAACAGACAACGGAACATTTATTGTTAAAACGCCTAGAACTGGTGCGATGGTAGAGATGAGGCTCTTGAATGGTCATGATGAGAAAAGAATGATAAAGCAAGAAGAACGTAGAAAAAGACATAAGCTTCCAGAGTCATTAGCCACTTCTGCAATGGGAGCTTTTATCGTATCTGTTAATGGTTCCAGTGATCCAATGTATATTGGGTCATTTATTGAAAATGCCCCAGCAGCAGACGCTAGATACGTAAGAGAGGCATATAAAGCTATATCCCCAAATGTTGGAATGTCTTTTCCTTTCTCTTGTAAAAATTGTGATCATGAGCAGGAGATGGAGGTTCCGCTTAATGCGGAGTTTTTTTGGCCTAAACGATGATTACATCGAAAATGTTTATGAGAAGTTTTTCATTTTAAAATATCATGGTGGTTGGAGCTTCACAGAAGCCTATAATTTGCCTGTCACAATTAGAGAGTGGTTTCTTAGGCGATTGGCAAAACAATTTGAAGATGAAAAAGATCAAATAGAAAAAGCTAGAAAAAAAAGCAGATCTAGATAATAATGGGGGCGTTAAGCCCTCATTTTTGTTTAAATACTAATTATTATGGGAGAGTATACCTATGGAAGAGCAAGAAATACATATTGACTTAAATTCTGTTAAAAGCGGCAAAATAAATGAGTTTTCTTATTTAACACATTTGGGTGCCAAAATAGAGCTAATGATTAAACTTATGTTTGGATCTAGCGGTCTCGGTAGGCTGTCTGGTAGAGTATCGGGAACGAAAAGGCAAGTTAATAGTTTCATGCAGGCTCTTAAAGGTGAAAAAAAATATGCAGATGCTTATATTAAGCACGGCTTAGGCGATAAAAGAACTCTTAATAACAGATATAAATTAGAAAAAGCAATTTCTAATTTTGAAAAAGAAACTGGTATTAAGTGGCCGCTTAAGTAAGGACCAATAAATGGCTGATGAACGAGAAATAGAACTCCAAGAGAAAAAGCTGGAGCTTCAAGAAAAACTTAAAAATGCCACACAAGAACTTGTTAAGCTTGATGCAGAAAAGCTTAAACAAGAAGGTAACTTTATAACTAAAAAACGAGAACAACTGATTGAGTTAAATCGTCAAAAACAACTCATGGAAGAACTCTCAAAAGTTTTCGATATACAACAAAACTTTGAGCGTGAAGTTTTGAGACTTAAACAACTTCAAAAACAAGAGCAGGAACTTCAAAACCGCTTAAAAGCACTGGAAAATATCGAGGGCGAGAAAGATGCCCAAACTCAACTTAGAATCGAAAGAACAATGGATAGGATATCCTCTATCCAATCTCAAATTAGTAATACTAAAAAATCTATGGTTGATATTAATACCAAAATAGGCAAATCTGAGACAGAGAATGTAAAGATTTTAACTGAAGGCATCAAAAGCGAAGAAGAAAGGGTTAGAATCACCACTCAGATAAGGGAACTGTATAGGCAAATAAGAAATGGTCAAATAACACCTGAAGAATTTGATGCACAACGCAAAGCAATAGAAAAAACAAATGAATCTATTAAAAAAATGGAAAATCGCTTTCAGGGCATTGAAAACGCAGCCGAAGCTGGATTCCGAAAAACGGCAGAGCTTTTTGGTATTTCTACAGATTTTAGCGCCAAATTTGATGAACTGGTCAAAAGCTTTAAAGGCGCTAATTTTGAAGATATTAGCGCAAGAATTGGATCGGCTTTCAAAAAGGTATTTAACACGATCAATCTTGTAGGCACTTTAGGAAAAGCCGTTTTTGAGCAGCTTATGGAGGTTATCAATCTTCAAGCTGAATTAACCAAGGAAACCGGTCTTGGTCAAGAATTTATTTATTCTTTCACAGAGGCTCGTGATAGAGCCAACGACCTTACTGGTTCACTGGTTGCAACTAGAGCAGAGGCAATGGAAGTTGGCGCAGAGCTAGCACAAAGCCTTCCTGTGTTTACTACATTAGGTCAAACAGCTAGAACAGAGATATCTGCCATAGGCTTAAGGTTATCCGCTGTTAATGTTAACATTGGGGACTTTTCCGCCGCTGTGATGGATCTAGCTGCTGTATCAGGCGAAACATTTGTTGGAGCGGCTAAACAAGTAGAAAATTTAGCAGAAGAATTTATTAAGTTTGGAATTACTCCAAAGGAAGCTATAGCTAATTTTGCACAACTACAACCAAAATTTGCTGTTTTGGGTAAAGCGGGAACAAAAACGTTTGTTAGTCTTGCTAAAAAAGCCAAAGCATTAAATGTGGAAATATCAGATATTTTACAGGTCTCAGACACTTTCGACACTTTCGAAAGTGCCATCCCAACAGTAATGAATCTTAATGCTGTTTTAGGAAACTTGACTGGTTCAATGCAAAACGTTTTCGACGCCAATGCGTTGGTTATGGAGCAAGATCCTGAAAAAAGATTTGAAATGATTAGAAAAGGCTTTTCGGATGCCGGGGTATCTCTGAGTAAACTCGCCAATGGTTCAGTTAAGGATAGACAGGCTTTAAAAGCACTGTCAGAAACTATGGGTGGCATGCCAATTGATGAATTGATCAAGAAGTTCGATTCAGCTAATGACTCAACCTTAAATTCTATTGAATCACAAAAATCTTTTAATGACATTATAAAAGAAAGCAAATCCTTTTCAGATATGTTAAAGGCAACATTTGAAGAGATTATTAGTTCAATGGATGATATGGGAATTAGTTTCGTTGACATAGCGCAAGGTATTAAGAGTTTTGTTATAGGTGTCGTTGAATTTATAAAAGAATTTCCAAATCTATCAAAGGCTTTAATGTTTTTGCCTTTTGTTGCCCCGCTTATAATCGGGGGTTTTTCTCTTCTTACGGGAATGATTTCTAACTTTGGTATAAAATCGACTATCGCAGCTTCTCAAGCTAGAATTTTAGCAGCCGCCCAACTTCAACAGGGTATGGCAGCAGGAGCCTCTGTTGCGCCAACAGCATTAGCAGGAAAAACAGCAGGCATTGCATCTATTGGGTTTAAAGCTATGTTAGGTCCATTTGGCTTGATTGTTCTTGGCGTCGCTGCTGTTGTTGGTGCCTTTGCAGGTCTTGTTGCCTATTGGGATGAGATAAGTGAGTGGGTATCAGATGTTGCGGGTGCTTTTTCTGAACTGGGCGGGATGATATCCGACTGGTTTGGTGACCTATTTGGCGGAGACGATGAAAAGACAATAAAAGTTAAAAAAGAAGTAGACAAAGGTACCTTTGTTGAGCCGATGACTGGTAGGATTCAAATGATGGCTGATGGAGGGACAATTGGGGCATTTTCACAAACCGCAATTGTTGGAGAAGAAGGTCCAGAGATTGTGACACTTCCTCCAAGATCTAGAGTTTTTAGCCATGGAGATTCTAAAAACATTGCAGCATCTTCCGGAGCTTCATCGATAGCAGCATATAAAGATGGCACAGCAGACTACTCAGAGTTTACCGAATCAAGTATGGGTAAATTTATGGCTTCTTTCGGCGTGGATACCGAAGCGTTTGCACGACAGCAAGCTGATGACATGGCAGCAGGAAAAGGGGAAGCTACTTCGGCTCACAAAGCTCTTGCAAAGCAAATCGCTAAAGAACTAAAGCCAGTTTTACAAGAAGCTATGGGATCCATGGGCGGTTCCGATATTGTATTGGACGGAAAGAAAGTTGGTAAACAATTGGCACCAAGAATGGTAAAGGCGACTGAGAAAGCAATGTCAAGAACACTTATTGGTGGTTAGGGGATAAGAGATGGCTAAAGACGACTACAATTCAAGATTTGCATTTGGGAAAGGGTTTCGTTCTAATCCAACTGGAAGATTTGACGACATTGGTTCTTTACGGGCAATGGCAGACCCAAAGGGTCGTGGAGGAGGATTGCAGGTGCAATTTTACTCTATCGCCACTAAAAGAAGGGCGGAGTTTCCAGCTTTTATTACAGGCTTTAGCGACTCTTTTACTTCAAACTGGGATTCAACAGAGGCTATGGGCAGAATGGATCCAATAATGAATTTCAGAAACACTACGAGATCAATATCCTTATCTTTGGAAGTGCCATCAGTAAGTCGCTTGGAGGCAGAGGAAAATACAGCAGAAATTAATAAACTCATACAATTCTTATATCCTACATATACCGAGAAGCCTGTCACTGCTAGAACAATGAACGGCTCACCACTGGTGAAAGTCCAGTTTCAAAATATTATTGCCAGCGGAAGAAATACTCCCATTGATCAGAAGCCAACTCCAATCACAATTGACGCAAAACAATATGGGTTGATTTCAGCGATCACCTCATTAACAGCGACTCCAAATTTTGAAGTTGGGACTTTTGGAGCCGAGGGGAAAACTGAGCTAGTGAGCAGCGTCGGCACTCAGGCTGCTGATTTTTTTGGAATAGAAGTTCAGGCAGAAGATCTTACAATGCAATATCCAAAATTATGGACGATTGATTTAAGCTTGACTATTTTACACGATCATTCATTAGACGGCAAATTCACAAATCACTCTGCCTTTCCTTATTTTGTTGCCTCATCAGAGTCAATTAATAAAGCTTTGGCTGAAGATAAAGACGCAGATGCAGATAAGCCCCCAGCAAACAATAATCAGAGCACTAATCCAAATGTGACAGAGCCTCAACCAAATCCCGTAGCGAACAGTGGGGAAAGCGCTCCTGCCGCATCAACAGGCAAAGATGAGACTCAAAAAGATGTGGAGCAATCGACTACAGTTAGCGTCTTGGGCGTAGATGTTGGAACTATTCCTGAAGATTCAAGCATAAGTGTTTTAGGAATTCCAATTAAATAATATGGAGATGAACAAAGATGGCTAGTAACAGATATGATTCAAGTGATGTTGTAAAAAACAATCATAAAATGTATAAAAAGTATTTAGAAGAAACAAGAGGCTTGTCCCGTGGCATAGCACAGCTTAAAACTCAATCTTTTAGATATCCAACAGTACGAGAAATTTCTACCTTATCTTTGACGACTCATATTTGGAAAGTGGGAGATAGATATTCTAAGCTAGCACATGAGCATTACGCAGATGTTGAAATGTGGTGGGTGATAGCCATGTTTAATAGGTCTCCTACAGAGGCATTTTTAAAAAAAGGTGATTTAATTTACATTCCAAAGCCCCTAGAAAGAGTAATCGAACTCTTTACTATAGATGAAAAAATTGTTTAGGTGAAAGCATATGTCGGCAACTATAGAATCTACAACTAATAATTATCTTAAAAAAACTGATCTAGATGGAACACTTGATGGCTTACCTTCGCTCGAAGATGAACTAAAAGATGTTGGCGGAACAGATGCTCTTATTGGTGGCGGAAAAGATGATTTCGCCATCAAATACAGACCACATTACGAAAAGCAAGCGGATGGATCCACTAAAACATATGCATATGAATATACTGTAGCTAATGATGGCTCTGTTTTAGGAAAAACAAAATACGAATTTAAAAACTTTGCGGAGATGCAAAAGGCTGTCAAAAATTCTCTCCAAAAGCAGGCAAACAATGCGGGTGGATCATTAGGGATGGATCTGGGAGACTTTGAAGGGTTAACTAGAGACGCATTAGGAAACGCACATGACGCCAATGTAATCGGTCAAGCATTAGAGGCGACAGGAACTCCAACAAAAACAAATGGAGAAGACCCCGGTGGCACATTTGCTAAAATGGAGGAGAAACATGAAGCTGAAAAGAAAGCATGGGAAGATCAGTTTCAAGACAAAATAGGTGGATTTGGGACTCAAACATTTTTTATGGAAAATTTGAGACATTTTATACCTTATGCAAAATCAAACAGCCCAGACGGATATGGAGCTTCACCAATTGGTGCAAACCATGGTTTAAAACTATTAAGTGTTGAGAAAAATCTAGAGCTTTTAATACACATGATGGGGTCCGATAAAACTAGCGACCTGCTAGCCTTTCAGCAGGGAACACCAGAAATGTTTTCTGCATTAACGCCGCAAGTGAAATTGTTTTTTGTCTATGGAGACGGAACCGAAGCAGAGATACCATTTTCTATGCATACTGAATATTTTTCAAAAGATCCAACGAAAATGTTGGAATCTAGAGAGGGTCGTGGTGATGACGTTGGTTTAATCAGTTTTGACTGGTCATTTGATGGCGGCAAAACCGGTGCATTTTTCGCTACAAGTGGCGGCGGGGTCGGTAAAGCCAATCTTAGTTTATATTTCCAATCAGCAAAATCGATTTTGAAAAAAAGAACTGTTCTTGGCTCTGATCCCAATGCCGGAGGCAATAAATTTGTAAAAAGAAGTTTTTCATATAATCAACTTTTATCCACCGATGTTAAAGACCACTTGGATCGTGATGTTCGGGTGTTAAAACAGGGCAAAATCCGTGCAGTTATTGGATATGGTGTACACCCTAATTACTCACAATCCATATATAACAGCGCAGCATTTTTTAAAGCCGCTACAAATTTAAACATTTCCTTGAACTTGGCACCCGCACAGTATGAATTAGATTTTTCCGACTCGGGGGGAATTCAACTTAATATTGAATACAGACATACAGTTGAGGAAAACCTTAAGGACCCAAAATTAAATATATTTGGCGGAACACTTGAAATAATTAAAGACGCTTTGGAAAGTGAAAAAGCCGACCTCGCAGAGTTAGAGAAAATCTCACAAACACCCGAAGATGGCGGGGTGGATTTAACAAAAGAAATGCGTAAAGAAAAAACGGAAGCGATTGCAGAATTAGAGAGCGAGTTCTTTGTAGCTCAGAATGAAGTTTATGCAACTATTAAAAGCACTATTTTAGGCAAGGCACAGAAGTTAACTTTAAATAGGTCAGATCTAGAAAGTTATATTAGTGTCAGACAACTCAGCCCAGCCGAACGCAGAGGGATGTCTCAAACATTGGAAGCAATGGGAAATGCGGAAACATTTGTATGGGACTCCGCACGTATGATTGACCAAACACGCATGACCCCATCATCATTTGGTGATATGACTGACATTGAAACTATTTTTGATTTGAATCAGGTGGGTAACTTAATTATTGAAGATACTCAAGAAGTTGAATTACATTGGGTTTATTTGGGGGACATTTTTGCCTCTATTCTTGATCAGCCTAACATTAAGAAGAGAATGATTGATGATAAAATGGTTTTTATTTTGGGTCAAATAGTTTTACCCGACAGCCTGCAAGGAAGAAACGGCGTAGACCCAGTTAAGCCAGTTCTTGTTAATCTGGCAGATATTCCTATAGCTTTAAACGTATGGAATCAATTTTTTAGTAATAACATTGTAGCAAAAAAGATTGTAAATTTAGACTTATTTGGTTTCTTAAGAATGTTTATTCATAGTGTTATTAATCCAATGCTTAACAACACAGACTTATTGGGTCCAAATGAGGTTTTGAGTTCCAACACTGTGCTCCCGTTTTTTTATTCAGGAGACGCCAGCAAAGTCACCAATATGTTTAAGGACACCAACAGGCTGATGATTCAGAGCATTACAGATGTTGATTTTGGAAGACAGGTGTCTCCAAATCCAATGCGAAAAGATTTAAAATCAAATGTGTTTTTCATATCAGGTGGTTTTAAGAATTTAGGTTTAGGCTCTGCCAATGGTGGTGTTAACTTTGTGGGTGATGAAATAATGGATAATAGCTTTGGAATAATGCATTATTTTTTATCTAGAGACAGGGGATTTTTAAAAAGTGCAAATTTCACGAAAGGCTCTATCCCGAGGTCGAGGGAGATAAATGTTGCTGGATCACTTAATGCACAAAACACCATGTCTCCCAAAACAGGATTTTGGGAACCTTTTAATCTCGAAGCAGAGCTTTTTGGCAATCCAAACATTATGTATAGTTCCATAATGTTTATTCAACCTACTTTACCCGGAATGAGCAGTTTTTTGGATCCCAACTCAGCAGCTTATAAATTACAGATCGGAGGATATCACAGGGTAATCGAACTTACAAACAAGGTAGATGCCTCTGGATGGAAAACTAGCTTAACTGCAATGAGACAGGATGTGGTCGCTGGGAAGTATGCTAGCGCAGAGAGTAAGGCAAATATTGATAGGATATATCCAAAGGAGGTTTTAAGTTAAAATGCCAGTAAGATCTAGACCAATAAGACCAGATATGTTTTTCGATGGCGAGGGAAGCACAAAAGCTAGCGCCAAAGAATCTAAGTTGAAAAAGTATAATTATACTTCACTTTATATCGACAACGGTATAGATTTGGGAAATTTTAGTTTTTTAGGTGACCATGGAAGCACATTGGACTATATGGGACCTTCCGTTAACTTATTGTATGGTAGGGTTGATGGAAATGGGGATGCTATATCTCCAAAACTCAACGTTTTAGATTCAGTCGGAGCCTCTAATTCCACCAAATTTGCTATTAATTTTGTTGCCCAAGCCTTTAACCAATTTAGGTCAAATTTTACTTCTGAAAGAAGCGGAAGAAATACTTTACAGATTAGGAATAGTAAATATAGGGGCTTAGAGCCTAAAAAAGCATTTATTAACGTCGACACAGAGCATTCTTTGGAATTGGAGCGTTTGTTTCAGAGTGATTTAGTGCCTTTTTTGATGGACTCCGCACACAATAGCAACATGGCTGGTTTTCATGAGTTTTTACGATTGTTTATCGGCAAATTTCTTTTTACTAACGTGCTAGAAAAAAACAAGACGCCTTTGCTCCGAAGTCAATTCGCCCTTTCAAATTTCTCCACCCCCCTCATAAGTGGGATGGTAATAGAGGTCGCAGATATTGATCACAATAATGATAAGGAAAAATTTGAAAACTGGATAAGCAGTTCTGCATATAGCGTTATTAAGACTGGTGCTGCTAACCATGGCTTCATCATGGACAAACATGCGCCTTGGCGATTTATAGCTAACTTGAATTCTCCTAGAATGTTGAATTACATACAAGGAAAGGGTTTGCTGGTTGATAAAACTAAGCCCTCTAGGCTGAGAGGCGATGGGACGCCTTTTCAGGTTGATGATGTTTTTTCTCTTTATTATGATAAAATATATTTTAGAGATATCGAAATCTTGAAGCAATCAATGTTAAACATGTACAATAATTTCGCTTCGTTAAAAAAACATTACTCATATCCAAGTATTACGCAATGCGCCCCCGGACCCGAAGAGATGAGGTTTCCAGTTATATCGGTAAAAAGCAAATTACGAGAAAAATACACTATGGAGCAATTAGAAAAAGATTATTCCACAGATTTTTGGCTAAATCAATATCTAATCCTTAGACTACTAGAGGGCGGTGTTAGAGTTAATGAAGAAAGACTGTATAGGCAATTTAAAAAAATATCACAAATCAATAAATATTTATCTTATGAACAAGCCTTGACTTATATAAATGAGTATGCTAAGTTATATTCTGGGTTTGCACCCGAAGGACAAAAGGGTGTAAATAGTATTGGTAAATATGCATTTTCAAAGACTGCGAACCCGCAGGTAACTGGGATCGCCCAAAGCATATTACCCGAAGATGAAGAGGACGACTTAGTAGAAGGTCAACAGTGATATTTCAGACATTAGACGAAAAAAATGAGTGTGTCGCTGTTTTCAAGGATGGTGAACTTCTTTGGAACGAAATACCACAAAATCTCACCAAAACTTGGAAATACTCCGCTTTTCTTAAAGACCTACCTGACATAGAATATGCACACATATACTTCGGTGGAAAATCGCTTGATGAGGCTTGCCCTGAGCACATGAAAAACAAGTGGTCTGAGGTTTTTGGCAAACTCAGAGCGTATCATCGCTCCTTTGTTGAGGCAAAGGTTGATTTGAATGACAACTGCTTCTACGAATTGGTACCAGAGAAATTCCTGATTGAATACTGCAAAGCTAAAAATGAGATAACAGAGTATGTCTTGGAGAATCACCCAAAACCTGCTGATTACGATTTTCTTGTTGAAGCGACCAAGATGCTAACTGATATCAAATATCAAAAGCTGAATATCGATACGGCACCACTGAGACAAAAAGCATACAATCTTCGGATTAGAGATTTCTTGAAGAAACTTAAAAGACTTCAACCTTTTGTAAAATATAATCTATTCGGCTCTATCACAGGTAGACTTACAGTTGAGAAAGGCTGCTTCCCACTTCTTAATCTTGATAAGAACTATCGCTCCATACTAAGACCAAATAATGATTGGTTCGTTGAATTGGATTATAACGCAGCAGAACTTAGAACGCTCCTCGCCCTATCTGGTAAAGACCAGCCAGAGGAAGATATACACGATTGGAACGCAAATGTTGTTTATCGTGGGGCTGTTGATAGGGAAGAGGCTAAGAAAAGAGTTTTTGCTTGGCTTTATAACCCAAATTCTAATGATTTTCTTTCTAATCGTGCTTATGATAGGGGGAAGGTTAAGGAGAAATATTGGGACGGAAAAAAGGTTAAAAATCCATATGGTAGAGAAATAGAAGCTGACGAGTTTCACGCCCTTAACTATATTTTACAAAGCACCACCAATGATATTATATTGAGGCAAGCGCTTAAAATATATAAAATGCTTGAAGGTAGAAAATCTACCATTGCCTTTACCATGCACGATTCAATTGTTTTAGATTTTAGCGAAGAAGATCAGCATATGGTGCAGGACATATATGATACTTTTGCAAAAAATGATTTCGGAGTATTTAAGACAAGTGCAAAAGCTGGAAAGAACTTTGGAGATTTGAAAGACCTATGGATAAAATAATTGGACTTGGAAAAGCAGGCTGCAACATCGCTCGTGGATTTGAGAAATATCCACAATACGATGTTTATAAGATTGACCATCGCCACAGTGATGAGATGAATTACTATGTTTATCCCAAATATGAAGATCCTGAGCTATATGATGCCTATAATCCTGATTTAGAATACTTTTTTAAGCATTTATCCGGAGAAGCTCTTTTTATTACTTGTGGGGGCTCTAAAATCTCCTCTGCATCACTTCGTGTTTTGCAGCAAGCTAGGGATAAGGCAGAAATAAATGTCCTCTACATCAAGCCAGATGTGAGCGAGCTTTCCGGCACTGAACTTCTCAATGAAAATGCCGTTTTTAACGTTTTTCAGGAGTATGCACGTTCTGGTGTATTTAAATCTTTGATTATCGTTGAAAACAAAACTATTGAGACAGTTCTCGGCGGATTACCAGTTTTTGGGTATTATGAAAGAATCAACGAAACTCTCGTATCCACAATACATATGCTAAACGTTTTTGATAACACCGACCCAGTTTTCAATACTTATAGCGACTTACACGACCCATCCAGAATTATGACCATCGGCACGGTCAATCCCAAAAACAGCGAAGAGTATTCTTTCTACAATATGGAAGAAATAAGAGAGAAAAAATACTACTTTGCAATCCCAGAAAATCACCTAAAATCTGATCAAAATCTACTTAAAAACATCCGTGAAAATATAGACCAAGAGTGCGATGCAACCTTTGGTATTTATTCAACAAACTACGAAGACAATCACGTCTATTTTCTATCAAGAACAACAAAAATACAAAAAAACATTTGACATATCAAAATATGGTATGTATAGTGATTAACAGATGCTTGAGAAATTGGTCAGGCATACTATAACTTTAACTATGGAGAAAAATTTATTATGGCAATTGATATGGATAAAATGAAAGCAAAGATGGCTTCTGTAAAGGGAGAAGACCGCAAGAGTCGCAATGACATCTTCTGGCGACCACAGGACGGAGAACAAACAATTCGCATCCTGCCAACACCAGATGGCGATCCCTTCAAGGAGTTTTGGTTTCATTACAATCTTGGAAACAACCCCGGCTTTCTAAGCCCAAAGAAGAACTTCGGAGAAGACTGTCCATTGGATAGCTTTATTCGAGAACTGTTCAATGATGGAACAGAAGACAGTATTAAGATGGCTAAGTCTCTTATGGCTCGCCAGCGTTTCTTCTCGCCTGTTGTTGTGCGTGGAGAAGAAGACAAAGGTGTTCGCATCTGGGGTTACGGCAAGATGGCTTATCAAGAGTTGTTGAGCCTAGTTCTGAACCCAGACTATGGCGATATCACTGATGTCGAAGAAGGAACAGACCTTGTTCTGACTTACGGAAAGCCTGCCGGGGCACAGTTCCCACAGACTACACTTACCCCCCGCCGACGTTCCTCCCCGTTGGCTGAAACTGAGGAAACAGTCCAAACCTATTTGGAGACTATTCCTGATGTCGATACTCTCTTTGATCGTAAGACATCAACTCAGGTCCAAGAGATGTTGGACACTTTCCTCGCTGGCGAAGAGGATGCAGAAGACAACTCTTCTGAAACCACCAAGTATAGTAGTGGCAAAGGAAACGATGTTGACTCTGCGTTCAACGAGCTACTTGGCTAAACCCCATAGCCACGGAGGGGGTTCGCCCCCTCCACTTTTTTTATTTAGGAGATACTATGGCTTTGAAAAAAGTGAAGACAGGTCGTCTTTCCATTGAAGAAATGAGAAAGATGATTAACAAAAAAGCTGGTGCTGATATCGCTCATAATCTAAATGAGGATAATCCAACGGAGGTCAATGATTGGATCCCCACTGGATCTCGCTGGCTTGATTCTATTATTTGTAAAGGAAAGCTGGCTGGTATTCCAGTCGGTAAAGTAACCGAGATCGCAGGTCTTGAAGCAACAGGTAAATCGTTCTTGGCAGCACAAGTCGCAGCAAATGCACAGAAAAAAGGAATTGATGTTGTCTACTTCGATTCCGAGTCTGCTATTGACCCTGCGTTCTTGGAAAGGGCGGGATGCGATGTCAATACTATTTTATATGTTCAGGCTCAGTCTGTTGAATTTGTGCTCGAAACTATCGAAGACCTTTTGGCTAATAATGAAAATCGGATGCTTTTTATCTGGGATTCTCTTGCTCTTACACCTGCTATTTCCGACGTGGAAGGAGACTTTAACCCCCTTTCTTCCATGGCAGTGAAAGCACGTATTCTGGCAAAGGGTATGTCAAAGCTGACCGTACCGATTGCAAACAGCCAATCAACCTTTCTGGTCCTTAACCAGTTGAAAACTAACATCACTCGAAGTCCGTCTGAGGCTTTGACAACACCTTATATGACTCCGGGTGGTAAGGCTATGATTTATGCCTACTCACTTCGTGTTTGGCTAACTGGTCGTAAGGCAAAGAACTCTTTTGTTACTGATGACAAAGGATTTAGGATTGGTTCCGAGGTCAAGGTAAAATTAGAAAAAAGCAGGTTTGGAACACAAGGTCGCCAATGTAACTTCAAGATTCTTTGGGGAACCGAAGACATTGGAGTTCAAGACGAGGAGAGTTGGTTCGAGGCTGTCAAAGGCTCAGATAAAATTAAGCAATCTGGTGCTTGGTTTGAACTGATGTTTGAAGATGGCACGTCTGAAAAGTTCCAAGCCTCTAAGTGGTCCCAGAAGCTTGAAGATATCAAATTCAAAAAGCGTGTTCTTCAAATTATGGATGAAGAGGTCGTTATGAAGTTCGATAACCGTGAAGGCAACGCCGAAGACTTTTATGAAGAAAAAGATGAATAAATAAACTAAGTGCTACGTCTAATAAGTAATGGAGGTTTCGTTATGAAAAAGATTGTAGCACTTAGTTTGTTTTTTGTTTTGTTCTCTGGTTGTGCTTTTGGGCATACCGTTCACTACCCCTACTATGAATATGAGGAATACTACGTCGTAGTTCCACCCCCGTATAAAGTTGTTTATAAAACTTATTATCATAAGCATTATCATAAACACAAGATTTATAAGAAAAAATACTATAAGAAACGCTACAAAAAACGTTACAGAAAGCACCATCCCCACCATCATTAAGATCCCTTTTAAAATTTAAAGACTATGTAATATTAATAGGAGACTTCAAACTATGATAGATCTTAAATTAATTCGCATGGTCCTTGATAGAAAAGGTGAAGAGCTAGATGATGCGAAAGACAATCTTGCAGAGGCATATGTTTTTTTGGACAGACTAGAACAAGAGGATTATGTTGATGAAGAAGAGCAAGAAAATTTCGAATCAGATCTCAAAAGTATTTTAAATGAATTGCAAATAGATGTTGACAACTACGAAGAGTAGTGATAAAGTGTGTCTATGAATAATAAACGCATCATGATTGTTGACGCTCTAAATATGTATTTCAGAGCTTATATTGTAGACCCTAGCCTTTCAGCCAACGGACAACCTATCGGCGGTGTGAAAGGCTTTTTAAAAATACTTCAAAAACTAACAAGAGAAATTAAACCAGATCATATTGTTGTTGCTTGGGACGGAGGTTCAAGTCGACGCAAATCTACGTTTGGTGGATACAAGGAAGGTCGAAAGCCAATTCGACTAAATCGTGGTATTCGCAATCTCACCGAAAATGAAGAACTTGAAAATAAGATATGGCAACAGACCAGATTGTTCGAGTATCTAAACCAGCTACCAGTCTGCCAGCTTATGGTTGATCACTTGGAGGCTGACGATATTATTGCCTTTGTCGCTAATATGAAAAACATCGAAGACTGGCAAAAGGTAATCGTCAGTTCCGACAAAGACTTTATCCAGCTTTGCTCAGGCAATACTGTATTATACAGACCAGTTCAGAAAGAAATCTTGAACGAGAAGAGGATAGTGGAAAAATACTCAATCCATCCAAACAATTTTGCTTTGGCTCGTGCTATGGCTGGCGACAAGTCCGATAATCTTCCCGGTGTAGGTGGTGTTGGACTTCCGACTGTATCCAAGAGATTTCCATTTATGAGCGAGGATAAAGATTACACTATTGCAGATGTTGTTGAATACGCTGCGTCAGTCGATAGCAAGCTAAAAGCCTATTCAAATGTTGTCGAGAAACAAGATTTGATTGAACAAAACTACAAATTGATGCAATTATATACACCATCGATGTCTCCACAAGCGAGACAAAGTATTAAAGATTGTGTTCTTGAATTTGAACCTACCTTTAATAAGACAAAAGCCAAAACGATGATGCTCGAAGATGGCTTTGGGGTTTATGATTGGAACGATTTATTCGTGCATTTTAAGAAAATTATTATTGAATCAAAAGGACAATAATGGAAAAAGCGAGCTTCTCACGCCACGGCAAAGACTTTCAAGAGAAGTTATCAAAGTTAATGTTCGAGGACAGGGCTTTTTGTAGCCAGATATCAGAAGTCCTTGATATAAACTTTTTTGAACTTAGTTATCTGCAACTCTTCGTAAAGAAGATTTTGCTATATAAGGAAAAATATGATAGCCACCCAAACATAAGCTCGATGACCACAATGCTTAGGACGGACCTTGCAAGCGAAAGTCCTCTTATGCAAAAGCAAGTCAGAGATTATTACAAACGCATCTTAACTTCCTCAGATACATCTATGGAAGATGCTGGCTTTATCAAAGATACAGCCCTTGATTTTTGCAGAAAGCAGAAATACAAAGAAGCTGTGATGAAGTCCCTCTCTCTTTTGGAGAAGTCTTCATTTGATGAGATACAAGAGATGGTTACTAAGTCGCTGACCTTGGGTGCTGAAAACAACTTTGGTCATGATTATATTCTCGACTTTGAAAAGAGATTTGAGTTTGTTGCAAGAAATGCAGTTACTACAGGCTGGGATGAGATAGATAAGATCTGTAAAGGTGGCTTGGGCAAAGGAGAGCTAGGGGTCGTCATCGCACCGACTGGTGCTGGTAAGTCTATGGCTCTTGTTCATCTCGGAGCAGAAGCAGTTAAGATGGGCAAGTCTGTCATCCACTATACTCTTGAATTGCAAGACACGGTGGTGGCTAGTAGATACGATAGTTGCATTACCAAGTTCCCACTCGCAGACTTAATGGAACTCAAAGAAGAAATTTATGAAAAGGTAAAAGATATTGATGGATCTCTAACCGTAAAAGAATATCCAACAAAGTCAGCATCGACAAATAACATAAGGGCACACCTAGAAAAATTAAAAAATCGTGGACAAAAAATCGATATGATTATCGTAGACTACGCAGATTTGTTACGTCCGAAAACAATGCACAAAGAGAAAAGAATAGAACTCGAATCTATATATGAGGAACTCCGAGGAATTGCCCAAGAGTTCGAGTGTCCGATATGGACAGCATCTCAAACGAACAGGTCAGGCGTGAACGCAGAAGTAATTACAATGGAGGCAATCTCAGAGGCATTTAACAAGTGCTTCGTGGCTGATTTTATTTGCACTATTTCTAGAACTCACACAGACAAACAGAACAATACAGGTAGGATGTTTGTAGCAAAAAATAGAAATGGAGAGGACGGAATAATCTTCCCACTATTTATGGATACATCCAATGTGAAGATCGAAGTAATGAAGAGAGATGCAGCAATGATGGAGCATGCTCAAAAGAGCGACGAGGACCAAATGAGGGCACTCAAAGAGAAATATAATAAATTTAAAAAGAAATCAGGAAGGTGATCGTAAATGACAGATAAAGATCAAGTAGCAAGAGACATTTTATCAGATATCACAGTGCATATGAAGTATGCACGTTATCTCCCTAAAAAGGAGCGCAGAGAAACTTGGAAAGAAATCGTGAATAGAAATAGAGCTATGCACGTTAAAAAATATCCAGAACTAAAAGAAGAGATTTATGATGCTTATAAGATGGTGCATAAAAAGAAAGTTTTACCATCTATGAGATCTATGCAGTTTGGAGGCAAGCCCATTGAGGTAGCTCCAAATCGTATTTATAATTGTGCCTTTGCTCCCATTGATGACTGGAGAGTGTTTGGCGAGATTATGTTTTTGCTACTTGGTGGAACAGGCGTAGGGTATAGTGTTCAAAAGCACCACGTTGAAAAACTACCAGCCATCAATAAGCCCACGTCCAAACGAACTCGTCGCTTCTTGGTCAACGATTCAATCGAGGGTTGGGCAGATGCAGTCAAGACTTTGGTCAGGTCTTATTTTTATGCTGGCTCCAAGTTGCGTTTCGACTATTCAGATATTCGACCCAAGGGAGCAAGATTAGTAACATCTGGCGGTCGTGCCCCCGGACCACAGCCATTAAAAGAGTGCTTGGTTAAATTGCAGGGTATGTTCGAGGCAAAAGAAAACGGAGACAAACTATCTACCATTGAAGCTCACGATATGATATGTCATATTGCCGACGCAGTGTTGGCTGGTGGTATCCGTAGAGCAGCCTTGATCTCCCTGTTTTCAGCAGACGATAATGAAATGATTGCCGCAAAGACAGGCAACTGGTGGGAAACAGCCCCACAGAGAGGTAGAGCTAACAATTCTGTTGTGCTCCTTCGACACCGTATCACGAAAGAATACTTCCAAGATCTTTGGGAGAGAGTGAAAGAGTCCGGTAGTGGAGAGCCCGGTTTTTATTTTTCTAATGATAAAGACTGGGGCACAAATCCTTGTTGTGAGATTGCCCTCCGTCCATATCAATTCTGTAATTTAACAGAGGTGAATGTAAGCGATGTCGAGAGCCAAGAGGATTTGAATGCCAGAGTTAAGGCGGCTGCTTTTATTGGTACCCTGCAAGCAGGCTACTCTGATTTCCACTACCTCCGTGATATCTGGCGAAGAACCACAGAGAAAGAAGCATTAATCGGTGT